GAGAAAAAGGGATGCTGCCTTTGCAGTTGCGTGACCTCGGCGGGCTGTACATCAAGGGACAATTCAACCTTGATACGCAAGCAGGTCGTGAGACCTTTTCAAACATCAAGCATGGAATCATCGATGAGTTCTCAATTGGTTACTCGGTAGTCGAGGAAGCCTACGCCACGGATGGCAGTCGTGAACTCATCAAGGGACGACTCTACGAGTGGAGTCCTGTTCTGTTCGGTGCAAACCCTATGACGGCAGTCATCAGTGCTAAGGGACTCAATGACGATGTTAGTGATGTCGGCAGCGACATCCAGCGTCTTGTCACGAGGTTGAACGAACGCGCTGCAATCCGTCAGAAGGAAGGGCGCACGCTCTCGTCGGCAAACGTGGCACGCCTTACCGAACTCATGGACACCCTCACCAACGCTGCGCAGTCCATCAAGTCATTGATCGACAGCGCACAACCTGTTAGTGCGAAGGCTGCTATGGAGATGGAAGCCCTTCGTCATCTTATCAACAAACGAAACACACAATGAACATTCAACAGATCAACGACGCTATCGTCGCTAAGTCTGCCGAGCTGGACAACCTGCTCGCAAAGACCGAGCCGACGATGGACGAAGTGACGGCTGCGAAGACGCTCAACAGCGAAATCGAGACCCTCACAAAGCAGGCCGAAGAGCTCAAGAGCCTCGAGGCTATCAAGGCAGCAAACGCAGCCCGCCAGACTGAGCTCAAGACTCCAGTCAATCAACTGCCACAGACCAACATCAAGGTCGGTGAGACGGCAGCCAAGCGCAACACGGATGACAAGGAATATAAGAGCCTCGTCACTGGATTGTTCCTTGCTGGCCTGAACAGCGAAACGGCACGCCAGAAGTATGCAGACGTGACAGGTGTTGACTACAAGTCACACACACAGTCAAACGATGCAACGGGTGGCCTGTTCGTACCTCAAGAGGTAGCGAACTTTATCATCAGTCTCAAGGACTCATACGGTGTCTTCCGTCGCAACACGAACGTCGTGCCGATGGGCAGCGAGACGCTGAAGATCTTCCGCACTGGCGATGACGTCACGGCCTACTGGCTTGGCGAAGGTGGAACCTACACGGCTTCTGACATGAGCTTCGACTCGATCGTGCTGACAGCCAAGAAGCTGACAAGCTATGCCCTCATCTCTGAGGAACTGCTTGCCAACTCAACGGTCGCACTCGGCCAGCAGTTCGCACAGTCCGTTGCTATGCAGTTTGCCAAGGCTGAAGACCAGGCTGGCTTCCTCGGTGACGGAACATCCACCTACGGTGGCATCCTCGGTCTTGATGGCAAGATCAAAAAGGTCGTCACTGACGGCGGTGGAACGTGGACAACAGATGCTGACAAGCAGAAAGCCGGATCGGTTCAAACGACCACAGGCAACCTCTACAGCGAGACCGTCATCACGGACTTCATCACGGGTGCACGTAAGGTTCCGACCTACGCACTTGCTGGTGCTAAGTGGTACATGAACAAGGTCGCATTCGGCGCAACTGTCGAGCGTCTGGCATATGCCGCTGGTGGCGCAACAGCTGCTGAGCTGGCATCGAGCTTTGGTCAGCGTTTCCTCGGCTACCCTGTCGAGTTCGTCGACGTCATGCCAAGCGCAGACGGCAACTCTCAGATCTTCGCATACTTCGGGAACCTCGCACTTGCTTCAACGATGGGCGATCGCCAGTCGGTCTCGATTCGTCAGGACGCAAGCCTCGGATTCCAGACGGACACAATCCATGTCAAGGCAGCTGAGTATGTGGACATCAAGGTGCACGAAGTGGGCAACTACTCTGCAACTGCTGCCACACGCACGACTGGCCCGATTGTAGCATTCTCATCACTTAACGCATAAGGACACGCTACAATGAATCAAGCACAGAACATGAAGGTGGTCAACTACTGCCCACCTACGGCAATCAAGGATAACGCAAGCTTCACAACGAACGCCATCGATACCGCTGGCTTCGGCAAGCTTGCCATTTACTTCACACTCGGAGCAACTGACATTGCGATGACAGCCCTCAAGGTGCAAGAGTCTGACGACTCTGGCATGTCGGGAGCGGCTGACATCACAGGTCTGGTGTATGGCACGAGCGCAAACCCTGAGACAGGCACAACGTCGGCACTGCCAACGGCAGACAACGACAATGGCGTTTTTGCATTCTTCATCAACTTGTCAGGCCGCAAGCGTTACATCGACGTTGTAGCTACAGCTGGTGACGGATCTACGGGAACGTTTGGCTCTGGCGTTGCATTCCTCTACGACGGGGATGGCATCAACACGGCAGCCGAGCGTGGACTGGTCGCAAATCTTATCAAGTGATTTGAGTAGGGAGTCGGTTCCGGCTCCCTGCTGAGATTACTCTGGAGCTATCGTGGAGATTCTGCAAAACACAGGTGCGCGTGTCGACTTGGAACTGGTCAAGGGTGCGGCCTTTGGTCGGACGATCACGTACAAGGTGAATGACGCTGTCGTGAATATCGCAGGGTATTCTTTCGCTGCGCAGATCCGCACGACCACGGGCACGCTTGTGCAGTCGATGACGTGCACGGTAACGAATGCAGCTGCAGGATTGTTCACGATCAGCTTGACAGGCGCACAGACAAGCGCAATGACGGCAGGCACTCTCTATGTATGGTCGCTAGAACAAACGCTCTCTAGCGTGGTTTCTGAGCTTCTCAGGGGCTACGTGAACGTTGTCGATGAGGTGACACAATGAGCACCGTCGTGAACGTGCAGACGAATGACCTAGCAGTTAACGTAAACAACGATACTATCACACTCAACATCGAGAGTGGTGGGCTTATTGCTGTTAGTCAGGATCTGACGTTGACAGCTGGCGAGGCCTTGTCTGCATTGCGAGCAATCACGACAAACTCGAGCGGTGAGGCCGTGTATGCTTCGAACACTACGCTATCGAATGCGCAGGTCGTCGGCATCACCCTAGGCGCGGCATCATCGGGGCAGCAGGTCGGTGTCAAGACCTTCGGCACGATGTCAGATGCGAGCTGGAACTGGATGAAAGGCCCAGTGTTCCTCGGAACAAACGGCGCACTAACTCAAACGGCTCCGAGTGGCGGGGCGATCATCGTGCAGGTTGGCAAGGCCCTCACTGCAACGCAACTCTTCGTAGATGTAGAAACAACAATCACAACGGTGTAAAATGGCAGACAAGTATATACGGCAGAATGCCGGACAACTCGCAGAAGTCGAAGGAACGGTCACAAGCGCGGGAGCCGGTGATGCTGGCAAGATCGTAGCTCTGGATTCATCAGGTCGTATCGACAACTCGATGATGCCTTCTGGTATCGGAGCCGATACGGAAGTGATGGCAAGTTCGGAGAACATCAGCGCAGGCGATCTTGTAAACATCTGGAATGACAGCGGAACACGCAAGGCTCGCAAGGCCGACGCATCGAATGGTCGTCGTGCTCATGGCTTCGTGCTGGATGCTGTGACAAGCCCTGCAAATGCAACGGTATATTTGAGCGGTGACATTACAGGCCTGACGTCCTTGACACCTGGAACTGCATACTACCTTAGTGGCGCAACTGCTGGTGCATCGACATCCACAGCCCCATCTACGGCAGGGTATCTCTCGCAGGAAATCGGCATCGCAGTATCAGCGACGTCGATTGCATTTCAGCCACAGCAACCTATCACGCTGGCCTGATGTCACTGCGCAGACCCATAGTAAACCCTGCAGCCCTTGCCGAGCACATCAACACCGACACGTTGGTGCTCGGTGACGGCGCATCGATGACAGAGCAGGCAAGCGCACTCGCAACACCTGCCTCTGGTACGTTGGTAATCTATGCCAAGACCGACGGTAAACTATACGCCAAAAACGATGCAGGAACCGAGTATGACCTGACAGCTACTGGTGGCAGCAGCGCAGCCACGTTGAATGAATTCCTTTTGATGGGAGCGTAATGCCAAACACTTACAAGGTTCTCGGGCAGTCCGTACCTGCTAACACGAATGCTACCGATGTTTACACAGTACCGAGTGCGACAAGCACGGTCGTGAGTACAATCGTCGTTGCGAACATCACCTCGACGAATTATACGTATCGCATCGCAGTCAGACCCGCAGGTGCGACGCTTGCAAATCAGCATTATCTCGCATACGATGTGACGTGTGCTGCAAATGACAGTGTCACCTTGACGCTCGGTATCACTCTAGCTGCAACGGATGTAATCACGGTGCGATCGTCGAATGCGACGTCACTGGTCTTCAACGTCTTCGGGTGTGAGATCACGTAATGAGCACGCGTTCACTACGATATAGCTCACTAGACCTGCACACTCCGAAGGGGCGCATGGCATCGGGAACCGATCGCGATGCCGCAGCGTTTTTGGAGGCTGCGACTATCTATGACAGTCGGCAGCAGCGCGGGATATTTGAGCTTGTGCGATTGTTGAAGCAATACGACTTGTGGTCGAAGATGAAAGCGATATATCCGTTTGTAGGTGGAACTGCTACGACCCACAAGTGGAACTTGAAAGACCCTCGTGATTTGGATGCGGCGTTTCGTTTGACGTTCTATGGCGGCGTAACGCACACGAGTACAGGAGCGGCGGGCAATGCTTCGAATGCGTATGCAGACACATACATCGCTACGACTCCAAACCTGACCGAGAACAGTACGCACCTATCATTGTATTCACGCACAAACAAGCAAGAGAACTCCCAAGAGTTTGCAGGCTACTCAGGCGGCAACAACGTCACATCTCTGTTCTTGCGATACACAACCAACCTTTCGGGCTCGGCTCTTTATAGTGCAGCGACTGGCGTGCTTATTACGAGCACAGCAACAACAGACAGTCGTGGTTTGTTC